TTTCGGATTATGTTCTTTTGAAGCGCGGTAAGCGCCACGATTATTTTACGTCGGCCCTTCCTTGGACCCAAAAGGGTCCGGCTGTTCAACTTCCGTTAGGGGATGTTGCTCCGGTGACGGGCATTGGTAAGGTGAACAACGTTTATCAGAGCACGCAGCCGTCTTTGGTTTGGGAAACCGATAACGCCACCCAGGTGAATTATGCGAATTGGGCGCTGATTGATTCAGGTTCCGCGAATGAGCAATTTAAGGTACTGCAATCGCCGGGTAATGATTATCCCGCCATTTATGCAGATTTGTCGGCGGCGACAGCTTCGACGATTAACGAGCTTCGCGAAGCGTTTCAGTTGCAGCGTATGTTCGAGCGTGATGCGAGGGGTGGTACTCGGTATGTCGAAATCTTGAAGTCTCATTTCGGTGTGACTTCTCCTGATTTCCGTCTTCAACGGCCCGAATATCTCGGCGGCGGTTCGTCAATGATCAACACTTCGCCGATTCCTCAAACGTCGAGTACCGACGGGACGTCGCCTCAGGGAAATCTCGCCGCGATGGGCTCTTTTAGCCACGGCGGTATTGGTTTTTCTCATTCGTTTGTTGAGCACGGCGTAATTCTTGGCCTTGTGTCTGTTCGTGCGGATTTGACGTATCAACAAGGTATGAACCGGATGTGGAGTCGTCAGACCCGGTTCGATTATTATTGGCCCGCGCTTGCGCATTTGGGCGAACAGGCTGTGTTGAATAAGGAGATTTATACTCAAGGGGCTGCGGTTCCTTCACCGAATGGTGATGATGATGTGTTTGGGTATCAGGAGCGTTATGCCGAGTATCGTTATAAGCCTTCTCAGATTACGGGCCAGTTCCGTTCTACTTACGCTACGCCTTTGGATATGTGGCATTTGGCCCAGGAGTTTTCTGCGCTTCCGACTCTTGGTACTACTTTTATTCAGGAGGATCCCCCACTTGATCGCGTGATTGCCGTGCCCGCTGAGCCTCATTTTTTATTCGATGCTGTTTTGGATTTGAAGTGTGCTCGTCCGATGCCGGTGTATTCCGTTCCTGGTCTTATTGATCATTTTTAAGGGGGTGTTATGCCTTTGCCATTTATTTTAGGTGGTGTTGGTTCATTACTTGGAGCGGGCATTGGTGCCGCGTCTTCTGCTTCGGCTCAGGCGTCTGCGAATGCCGCGAATCTTCAAATCGCTCGGGAAAACAACCGTTTTAATGCTGGGCAAGCTCAGCAGCAGATGGCTTTTCAAGAGCATATGTCGAACACAGCCCATCAAAGGCAGGTGCAAGACATGAGAGCGGCGGGTCTTAATCCGATTCTTTCGGCAGGGGGAGGCGCGTCCTCCCCCTCCGGGGCTTCGGCTCAGGCCAACCCTGTTTCTCAACAACCCGTAAATACGGGTGCTGCGTTTGCAGAAGGATTAAAATCGCTTGGTTCGACTGCAATGCAGTTAGATCAACTTCGTGCGGATTTGAAAAACAAAGACGCACAAACTCTTGCCACGGCCGCTCAGGGTGTGGCCGCTACTGCTCAAGCGAAACAATCGGTTGCGTCGGCGGCCGCAATTAAGGCGGGCATGGGTGATATTGAAGCCCGTTCTCGATCCGCGGGCGCTCGAGCGGATTCTGAAATTTCAGAGGCCGCGGCCCGTAAGGCTAAGGCTGATATTGATAAGTCGATGGCACCGATCGACGCCGGATTAAATCGGGCGCTTCAGACAATCGACGGCGTTTCGTCTGCTGTTTCTATTGGTAAGGTGTTGCAGTCTATCCGTCACGGCAAAGCCGAAAATCTTCGCCGCGATGAAACTCATTTACGCCATCAGGGCGCGAAAGGTACGAAAGTCAAATGAAATTTCATACGCGTTTTAGTCCGGGTCTTCGTCCGAAAGTCGAGTGTACGATTGAGGAGCGCCGCACAAAGCAGGAGTTTAAAGACGAGTGCGACATCAATCTTCTTATGGCGCGTTATAAAAAGACGGGTGTCCTTCCGACGCATTCGCTTGCTGCTGCGGTGCGCTACGGCGATTTTTCTCAGATACCGTCATTTCACGAAATGCATGATCGGGTTTTGGCTGCCACTGATGTTTTCATGGCTTTACCAGCTCATGTCCGTAAGCATTATGGCAACGATCCTGGCCTCTTTTTAGCGTCCTCAGAAACCCCTGAGGGCCGCGAATTGATGGTGAGGCTAGGTCTCGCCACTAAGCGCGAGGCCAAGGCGCCTAATGCGCCAGCTGAGGCGGCGAAGCCTGCCGTTACTCCTCCGAAGGAGGAGAAACCTTCTAAAAAGGTCGAGTAATCTCGACCGTGGGACCATTACCTCTCTTGATGTAAATGGTCCCACTGACAGGAATTCTGTGTTTCACTGTCAGTACTAGGAGGTCTTATGGCTAAACGTCGTCCATTGTCCAACCGAACGAGTCGGAAGATTTTTCGTAAAGGCTCTAAAGCTCATCCGAAAAATACTCTCTCATCCACCGCGCGCGGTATTATGCGTGGGGGTATTCGGTTTTAATTGGTGGCCGGGGGCGACAATACCCCCGGCCCCCGTCTTTGAGGTAACAACGTGCCTTGCTACCATCCTCTCGACGCTTGGAAATCTCCAAGCGGAGTCTCTTTTCGTATTATACCCGATTCAATTTCTATTCAATTACCTTGTGGTAATTGTATTGGTTGTCGGCTTGAGCGTTCCCGTCAGTGGGCCCTTAGACTTGTTCATGAGAACCGTTTTCATTCTTCTTCTTCTTTTATTACTCTTACATATTCTCAATCTTCTCTTCCTTCTTCTGGCTCTCTTAATCTTTCTCATTTTCAATTATTTCTTAAGCGTCTTCGTTCTTCTGTTTCTCCTTTACGTATTCGTTTTTTTCATTCTGGGGAGTACGGCGAAAAGTTCGGCCGTCCCCATTATCATGCTATTATTTTCGGTCTCGATTTCTTCGATTCTCGAATTGATGTTCAAGTCTCTCCGCGCGGAGATACGACCTGGTCGTCCCCTCAATTATCTGAGCTTTGGCCTTATGGCCTTAATCGTGTTGGCGCGGTTACGTTTGAGTCTTGCGCTTATGTTGCCCGTTACGTTTGTAAAAAAGTGAACGGGCAGCGCAAACAGGCCCACTATGAACGTGTTCTTCCCTCGGGCGAGATTGTTGATCTCAAGCCCGAGTATGCGACGATGAGTCGTCGTCCCGGTATTGGATATCCGCACTTAGAAAAATATTTAGGTGATATTTTCCCATCGGATGAGTGCGTTTCTCGTGGTTTTCCTTCGAAGCCTCCGAAATTTTATTTGCGGAGTCTTGAAAAGCTCGATCCGGCATTATATCGATTGGTCAAAGACAATCGAGAGTGTGCCCTTTCGATTGCGCCGAAGTTTGATCTTACCCGGGACCGTTTGGAGGTTCGGGAAGCTGTTAAACAGGCTCAAATTGGCTCATTGAAAAGGAACTACGAAATTGGCTAAACTCAAGGCGTTTTCGGCTTACGATGGTAAGCTGGGTGTTTTTATGACTCCGTTTTTTATGCAGCATACTGGGCAGGCGCTCCGGACTTGGGAGGATCTGGTCAATAATGGTGATTCCATTATTGCAAAGCACCCTTCGGATTTTATTCTGTACGAGGTAGGATCATTTGAGGATGATAAGGGTGTCTTGATTCCTCAGAACCCTGTCCACCAAGTTGCTACGGCATTGGAGGTCCGGCGCGAAGCACCGGCAAAATTACCCGTTAAGGGCATGTAGTTAACCGGGAGGGTAGAAATACCCTCCCTTTTTTTTTGGAGATTTATGATGATCGACAAGCCGTTTACTCAACCTCGTCTTCAAAGTTCTCAGGCTCATTTTTCGAAGGTTCCTCAAGCCGAGATTCCTCGGTCTCTTTTCAATCGCTCTCATCAGTATAAGACGACGTTCGACGCTGGGTATTTGGTTCCTTTTTATGTGGATGAGGCGCTCCCTGGCGACTCGTTTAATATGCGGGTGACGACGTTTGCCCGTCTCGCGACTCCGATCGCGCCTTTTATGGATAATCTCCATGCTGATGTGTTTTTCTTTTTTGTTCCTAATCGTCTTGTTTGGGATAACTGGGAACGTTTTAACGGGGCCCAGGACGACCCAGGCGATTCGACCGATTTTTTGGTCCCAACGGTGGCGCCGTCGGCCGGCAACCAATGGGAGGTGGGCACCCTTTCGGATTATTTTGGTCTTCCTACCGATATTACTGACCCGCCCCCTGTTTCAGCGTTTTGGCACCGGGCTTATAATTTGATCTGGAACGAATGGTTCCGAGATCAAAACTTACAGAATTCCGTCGTCGTTGATAAAGACGACGGACCCGACACTCTTTCGGATTATGTTCTTTTGAAGCGCGGTAAGCGCCACGATTATTTTACGTCGGCCCTTCCTTGGACCCAAAAGGGTCCGGCTGTTCAACTTCCGTTAGGGGATGTTGCTCCGGTGACGGG